GGTCCGGCCCTCCTCGCGGAGGCCCGGACGGTCCACCGAGCGGCTGGCCGCCGGTGGTCCGGGACGACTTCAACGCTGGCGGATATGAGGAACATCGCGCCCGACTCCATGAACTGCTGGGTCAGGTCGACGATGCCGGTGCGGAGTCGACGGATGTCGAGCTTGGTCTCCACCTCACCCGAGGCATCGTCGAGGAAGGCATCGGCCGCCTCTTCGCCCAGGATGATGTCGGTGACGTTGAGCGACACCACGTCGTTGATGAGCTGGGCGGTTTCGAGGATCGTCTTGCGCGGGCTCGCGGTCGACTGATCCCACCGCTCGCCGCCCGTCAGCGTGATGTCGTGCGCGGCGTCGCGACCCACGTCGATGTCGAAGGCAGCCTCGTCCTGGCTGGTGTAGGACACCGTGCCGCGGAGGATCTGTGCGGCCAGCCACTCTTCGGAGTTCATCACATCATCCATCAGCATCTCGAACTCGGACGCCATGTACTCCTGCATCGCCGCCTGCTGCTCCTGCTGCGACGGATAGATGCTGGTGCCTGCCCGACGCTTCGACAGAAGCTCGGTCGGAGTCATGGGCCGCTTGGTTCGGATGTGGGGCGGCTCGATGGTGAAACGCTCTTCGCTTCGGCCGCTGGTCATCACCGCCGAGCCGTCGCGCACGACGAACGGGGCGATCTGACGACCACGCCGGATCACGGAAAGTTCGATGTCGCGCGTGCGCTGAGGGCGCGAGCGACTGAAGATAGCGGTCTTGAGGAAGTCGTTCGGACGCTTCATCTCGTTGACCGCCTGCGTCAGACTCGCCCAGTGGAGGACGGTCGAGGCATCCGGGGTCTGAGGCATCGCTTGTCTCCTTGTTGCTGTTCAGGTTCCAGTACAACTTCAGCGGGTCAGTGCAGCAGGGCGAGTGTTACTGCACGCCCGCCAGGCCCGTCACGGTGATTCCGGCTTCGCGCAGCGCGAGCTGCTTCAGCGCGGTGTCCAGGTCTCCCTGCGTCTCGCCACTCGGGACCGGCACGTCGTCACGATCCACACGGCCGCGCTTGAACACCTGGATGGTGGTCTCGTCGCTGGCGTCGCTGGCGTGCGCCGACAGGGGCGTCCAGAGGAAGCCCTTGATCTTCGACGCAGCGGCGTCGCCACCTTCGGTGGTCTCGGCGAGCACGTGGGCGTTGCCGGTCAGGCCCGAGAAGTCGGCGGTGCCGTTCACGTCCACGCCTGCGAGGTTCCCGCCGAAAGTGATCGTCACGACCGCATTGGCGTCACCCAGGTCGGTGCCGACGGTCTGCACCGCCGTCACGTCACCGATGTCGACCTGACCGAGCGCCTCGATCGCGGCCTGCACATCCGCAGCCGTGGCGTCGAACGCGATGACCGCCGTGGTCTCCCCGTTGAAGGTGAGCGTGAAGTCGCCGCCCGAGGCGGGAGTTGCGTCAGCAGTGATGGTGTACTCGGCGTTCTCGGCAGCCGACCACACGATCCAGTCGGTGCCGTCATGCGCCAGAGGCGTGCCGTGCGCGAGGCTCGGCGCCCCGGAAATCGCAGCGAGAGTTCCCGGCTGGATGCCGTCTTCGAACGGCACGAACCGGAGGTTGTCGGTCTGGAACGTCTTCGAGCCGACGAGATCGGTCTGCTTCAGAGCCATGTCAGGATCTCCTGTGGAGAAAGGTTTCAGGTATAGGTTTCAGAGTCCGTGCGTCGGCTCGGACCTACTTCTTCGGGGTGACCAGGAAGCTGGACTCCTCCCTCTCGCCGCCGGTCATGCGGTTGTACGCACCCGCGATGCCTTTGGCGAAATCGAGGCCGGACTTCGAAACCGGAAGGTGGCTCTCGTCCTGGTTGTCGTCGTCGGACTTCTTGGCCTTCTCCGGAGTGTTGCGCGACTTGCGCGCCTCGAACAGCTCGATCGCCAGCTCGCGCTCGCGGTCGGTCATGTCCTCGCCCTTCTCGACCAGACCGGCTTCCACCAGCTCGTCGTCGCTGGGCGTCTCTCGAGTCGCCTTGGCGACCAGCTCATCGATCTCGGCGACCGTCAGCTCACCCTTGGCGATCTTGCGATTCAAGTCCCACGCGGCGTACTCGGCGCGGAAGGATTCGAGATCCTTGGCCGAAGTCGGGTCGCCCTTGAAGACCGGCGCCGGGGTCTCGTCGGCCTTGTCGGCCTTGTCGGCCTTGTCGGCCTTGTCGTCGGGCTTCGGCAGAGCATCGGCGAGCGCCTTCTCGACCTTGGTGCCGACGCCGTTGACGATGCCGTCGACGAGCTTCTGGATCTGTTCGTCGTTCATCTCGGTGTTCTCCTTTGCTTCGGCTCGTTGCGATAGTCGAGCCATCACTCGTTCTGCTGCGGCTTCCGGATCGACACGTTCGATTGCCGCGGAACCGAACATACTCACTCCGTCGAGCTGGCCGTCACGGTAGGCCGCACGAAGAGCAGGGTCTTGTAGCTTGATGACGGTCGCCCAGCCTCCGGTCACGTCGACCGGCTGTCCGTCGTAGTCTTTCCAGTTGTGGAACCGCTCGTCGCTCTTGTGAATGATGAACGACTCGGCCACGTAGGCGGCTTCCTTGGGCAGCGGCTCGCCTCCGTGGTCGAACTCGACCTTCAGGCCGTCAGCGAGCGCATCGTGGGCGAACGCCTTGATGACATCGTGGTCGCTGAACCAGCCTTCGCTGTCGGCGTTCTCGACGCCGGGCGCATACACCACGTTGAGCAGCTCGCCCTCCACGTCTCCCTTATGGACGAGGCAGTCGAGCGACACCGCGCCGTCACTCTTCAGTACGGTGCGAAGCTGGTTCTTTCCGCGCTTGCACAGAGCGATGCGGCTGATCTTGGCCTTCCGGATTCGCTTCATCTGACGCTCCTGAAAGAAACTCCAGGAAAAAAGTGACTGTAGAGGGTCCGGATTGTATTCTAACACTGCGCGTAAAGGCAAGCCAAAGAAATCGTTGCAGAAATCCTCACAGGGATAGTTGTATCCCGAAGGATGGTCCTCATGTCCGACTTCAAGCCCCATGTCGTCCAGTTGGAACGCAAGTCGCGGGACATCTTCTCCCCGAAGGGCGACTCCGACTCCTTGATCTACAAGCTGCTGGCCAAGGCGGAGCGTGACGAGATCCCCGACTCGCACCAGTCACACGCGAGCGGAAGGCGCATCCACCTGCTGAACAAGTCGGCGGCTCGAGACATGCGGGACTTCAACCCGCACCACTCTGCTTGCATCGACGCCAAGATCTCGTCGTCGCTGGGGCTCGGCCATCGCGAAGACCGAATCCACGAAGTCTTGGATCCGCTCTGCCAGTTCTCGTGGCAGGACACCCTGAACGCACTGGCCGAGGATTTTTGGGAGGGCGGGGACGCCTTCCTCGAAGTGGTGAGGGGTGATTCGCGCGACCCCAACCTCATCACGGGACTGTTCCATGTCGACGCGACACAGACCTGGATCCATGTCGAAGAGCAGGACTCCAACCGGAACTTCCACTTCAACGTGGAAGGCGAGATGCTTGCCGGAGAGTCCGCAGTCATGGCGCCGTTCGGGGGACTCGCAGCCCTCAAGTCCCGCTTCGGAACCACCACTCGCCTGCGGCGTGGGCGACCGTCGCGAGCAGAGCTGGAGGCCGCACGAACGCGCAGGCTGTCCGCTCTGGAGGGCGCGATCCGGGACTCGGAGATCATCCACTTCCGCAACCCGACATCAAGATCACCGTGGTACGGCTTCGTCGACTACCTGGCTGCCACCCCGAGCGCAGAGCTGGCGCAGTGCCTCACGCAGCACGAGTTCGACTTCTACTTCAACCGCGCGGTGCCGGAGTTCCTGCTGTGGCTGGTGACACCTCACCTGACGCCGAAGCAGTTCGAAAGCATCCGCGACTCACTGAAGGGAAGCCAAGGGCTCGGCAACTCCCACAAGTCGATGGTGAACCACATTCCCGCGCTGCCCGAGCAGTTCGAACCGGCTCTTCAGAAGCTCGCGCTGGAAGGAGAGAATACCGCCGAGGCTTACGAATCGAAGAACAGCACGACCGGCGCGAACATCGTCACCGCACATGGCGTCCCTCCGGCGCTCATCAGCTTGTTCATCCCCGGCAAGATGGGAGCGAACAACGAAGGCCCGAACAGTTTGATGATGTTCCAGAAGAGAAAGCTCGATGCGGCACAGCGGCTCTTCTCCGCTACGCTAGCCTGTACCCTCGGACGCACCGGACAGCGGCTCAACCAACCGACGGGCTCTCCGGCATCCCTGACGCGCGCCGACTTCCTCGGCGCACGATTCAACAGCCCGCTGGACGATAACGGAATGCCTCAGCACGTCTCGGTAGGGAACGGCTTCCGCACCATCGTCGACGGGATCAACTTCGGGGCGATGCAGACCATCGCCGGTATGAGGGAGCCTCTTGCGGGCTCCGACCGGGATCCGGCCGAGGGGCGGCTCGAGAGCCAGAACGACCGGCGCCCCGGCGACGCACGAGGGCAGGGCAGTCGAGGGGGAACAGGTGCCTCTGCGTAGGGAAGAAGTTCTGAGGGATGTCCTGCGGGCGATGGGCGAGCAAGAGCTTGCCGAGGCCCGCAGGCTGATCCCGAGCGCCACACTGAAGGCCGCTGTCCGTCTGATCGTTCAGGAGAGTCAGCAGCGGGCGCGGCTATTCATCCCGCACTACTGGGCCATCTACTACCACGATGGGCGCGGTGTCGTGAGCCCGCGCTCGGCAAGAAAGCTCGTGTTCTTCGACAATCCGCGCGAGGACCCGCGGAACAGAGGAGGGGCGCGAGCGGAGAGGGCTTCTCGCGAGCGACGGCTTACGCGCGCCGAGTATCAGCGAGGGCTGGAGATCAATGCCGAGCGCCGGGCTCGCGGCCAGCGCCCGTTCATGTTCGTGGTGGATGCGGTAGGGCCGTCACGACCGCGCCCCTTCTTCGATGAGTTGGCGGTCGGGGCCACTCGACGATCAGGCCCTCTGGCGGCTCGAGAGTTCGACCGACACATCCAGAGGCTCGTCGACGAGGACCCCGACCTGCGCCCGGAGAGAAAGCGGGCGCGCTTCCGGCTGGGCTAGGTCTTTCGCTGGTGGTTGGTCACGTCGCCACCCTCGCCCCACATCTCCATGCGGACGGCCCTTTCCTTCTCCGTCGGACGCCAGACGTGTCCGCAGTAGGTGGCGAAGTCCTCACTGATGAGGACGTTGTGCGGCACCACGAGACCGTTCGCGCAGTCGATCGTGAACACGCCGAAGCCCATCGTCCAGTTGCTCGGACCATCGACGTAGTCTTTGCCGACGGCGAAGCCCGCCATCATCGGCGTGACCGTCCAGTTCTGGAACGGCCGCGCGAGGTTCGCGTTGGAGTAGACTGCCGGGCGGTGCGTGTGTCCCGAAGTGCCGGACATACCGAACCGCTTCAGCTCTTCCTCCCAGGCGTTCTTCGCGATGCTCTTGCCGTGGGTGACGGCGAAGCAGTCGTAGTAGACCTTGTAGGTCTTCAGCTCCACGTTCTTCTTCCGGTCGCGCTGGCGCGGAGCCATCCAGTTCCCGCCGAAGACGATCTCGACGCCGTGCTTCCCCAGGTCGAGGAGGTTGTCCCAGCGCAGGCAGCGCAGGTCTGCCAGCTCCGGCGCAGTGTCCGCGAGGTAGCGGATGAGTCGGTGTTCGTGATTGCCGATATGGTAGGTGAGCCAGGCGTCGCCGATTGCGCGTCGCGTCGGTGCGATGATCTTCTCGCGCTGGTAGTCCAGCTCATCTTGAAGCGAGAGGTTCCCGGCGCCCGGCATCTGCGTGAAGCGACCGACGGCCGGGAAGTCGCCCACATCGCCGTTGAGCACGCATCCATCCGGCTGCACCATCTTCAGAACATCGAGCCACACACGCATGGCGAACGGGTCGACCCACTGTCCGTGGAAATCCGAGCCGACCATCACCACCTTCACACCCTTCGATCTACGGTAACGCTTGTCCCACTTGCCGACGTGCGACATGACGCACTCTTCGGCATATTCGCGGATCTCCTTCTCGGTTGCCAGGTTTGCGGTGAGGTTCTTGACCTTGCGAGTGCCGCGCTTGTCGGCGAGCCCGGCGGCGCGCTCGAACTCTGCGTGCGTACCGAACAGATCCGTGACGAAGATCTCGGGGAACCAGCCCAGCTCGCGGTACCGCTTGCGCGAGGCAGCCCATCCGGCGTAAGGGTTGTCCGGGTGATCGTACACGCGCAACAGGTCGCGGATCAAGCGATCGCGCATCTCCTGGCGCTTCTTGCTGTTTCCCCGGTACTCCTGGCGCTTCTTCCGATTCGTGTCGCGGCGGTTGGCTGCCTGCTTGGCCGCCTTCTCGTACCGAGCGAGCATCTTCTGGCGAGCCGTCTTCTCTCCCGGCTCTGTGCGAGTTCGCGTCTTCTTGGCCATCTGGTCTCCGTGGTTATTCGCAGGCCCAGCGAGCAAGGGCGATCGCATCGCCAACGTGCTTCCACTGACCCTTGGTGATGTTCTTCAGCTCTCGGGGAGGTTTCTTGGGGCGCGAATAGTCCGAGAGTTGCTCATAGCCCCAGCCTAGCTCATCGTACAGGCGGGCCTGATGCACCTTCTTCGGGATCTGCCCCTTCCACTGCTCTGGAGTGGGAAATCTCGTGTTCTGACAGACCGCCAACGCCTCCCGTAGACAACATCCGGCCACGTTACCGAGGATCACGATGTCTTGCGGTCGGCGGTGCTGCTTCGACCCACGTCGAGCAAGGGTCTGCGCTTCTACCGCAATCACGTCAGGCTGGAACGGTCGACAGAAGACCCCGACCTGAGAGAGTACCTGCGCCATCTCCAGCACTGCCTCGTGCTGGACCACTCCCTTACGTCTGCGAGTGTGGATGACGAAAGCCCCCAGCACCTTCTCACTGCCGCTGTCCCACACAGCGAGCGCTGTGTCGTGAAGGTCAGGATCGATACCTATACCAATCATAGGTCCTCCGAAGGAAGGCGCGACCGGCGAGCGCTAGGCCCGCCGGTCGCCGTGCGTCACCCGTAGCGCTCGTCCTCGGTGATGTCGTGGTCGGTGATGTAGCGGTAGACCGTGGCCTCGCTCACCCCCAGCAGGTCGGCGGCATCCAGGACGTTGCCTTCGCAGGTGCGCAACGCCTTGATGATACACGCGCGACGGGCTTCCGGCAAGCTCAATTCGCGCAGCTCGAGCCGGACGGGCGGGTTCCCTCTTCGCTTCTTCGACATGGTTTCCTCCGTCAATCGTCTTGCCCGAAGTCGTAGACCGGAGGATCTCCCGGATAGACGTAACGGGCTTCCTGGGTGACGTTCTCGATGATGCGAATCAGCCGACCCGCATACTGGGAGCGTCGAGCCGACTCAGCTCGCGCGAGAACGTAGTCGTGGTCTCCTTCGGCAAACTCCAGCCAGTGCGGAGCGCCGCCTTGAATCGAAGGGCCGGGGAGTTGCACTTCGGCCATGTGGGAGTGGTCAAGCATGTTGGGCCAGATCAAGGGCACCAACTCCCTCAATGCCCTGATGCGGAACTCGTCTAGGGTGCCTCCGCTGTCGATATCCACGGCCGCGATGCCTTGCGGCTCGATGTACCCTCGCGTGTCGCCCTCGAAAGTGTATCCTTCCCGATGTAGTCGGACAAGGAGAGGCTCCGCGTCCGGAAATCGAGAGATCAGGCACAGTGCCTCTTCCACGAATCCGGAGTCCGTCAGCACGACCACAGGAGCCTGATTGCGCTCCAGCGAATCCGCCAGCATCCGGCCGAAGATCTCCTGACCGTGGACCTTCTTGAAGTACACCTCCGAGACCTTCTGGTAGGCTTCCCGAGGCGTGAGCCCGTAGAAACAGGAGTGGGTCTCCTCTTTCGAATCCTCGAAAGCGTCGTGAGGCAGAGGGCGATCGAGCCCGTCCACCAGCCCGTACAAGGCGTGCGCGGACTCCTTCAAGATGCGGGCGAACTTGTCCACGTGAACGAACGACGGAGCCCGCTGCTTCAAGAAAGCGCCCAGCGAGTCCTTGCCTGATCGGGGCGGCCCGTTCACCAATACGATCTTCCTCATGCTGCTGCCTCCGGGGTCCAAGGAACCAGGCGGCCGTCCACGTACACCGGCTCGGCCGCTTTCGTCCAAACGCGAGTGAGCAAGGCTTCGTCGGAACGCATCTTCACGTCCGGCAGCACCATCTGCATCGACTCGCACATGATTTCCCGCACACGCATTACCTGCTCGTGCCAGGTCGATTCGTCCTCGGTGGTTTCGCCGATGATCTGGTCGTGGACGGCTGCGATAGGTCGGATGCCGTAGATCACCGAGTCTGGATCGCAGTACGCCTCCTGCATCACCTGGACGACCGCGGTCTTGAACCCTTCGGCACCGGGCGACTGCATACACATCCCGTTGGAGGCTGCGCAGAAGGAACAACCTCGTCGGGTCATCCCGAGGGGGGTCTGATAAACGTAGAGAGACTCCCCACCCTTCTGATTGTGAGGGTCCACCTGACCGTTGACCCACTCGAAGTAGTCGACCATCTCGGGATAGACATCCAGCCACATGTACTTGAAGTTGCGAGCCACCTCCTCGGTCATCTCGACACCGAAGGTGGAGCGGGCGTAGCCAACCATCGTGGCCGGGCCGAGCCCGCCGGGGAAGCCGAGCCCGACCGGCTTGGCCGCGCTACGGTAGTGCTTGAAGAACGCGCGAGCGTCCGCATCCTCGGCCTTCTTACACTTCAGGAAGGTGCGGTAGACAATCTCTCGGTCGTCCAACGCACCTTCGCCGCGAAGCTCTGACGTAAAGTCGCGAACAAAGCCGTCAGCCTCGTCACGGATGGCGATCTGAGATCCGAGGAAAGCGTGCAGGTCCCAACCCGCATTGTAGAGATCGAGATGAACACTGTGCCCGAACAGGTTGTAGGTCACCTGCCCAACACATGCCAGCTCCAGGGCGGTGTAGTCCGAATCGAAGAAGACGCGGCCGGGGCGAGGACGATAGCAGCGCCGAGGATCGAAGCCCTGCTTCTCTGCCTGGATTTCGTTCGGCACGTTCTGGATGTTGGTGCTTGCGAAGAGGCGCTCTTGACCTTTCCGCTTCCCGCCATCTCGGCAGGAAGTGCGGCTGGTCTCCACCAGCGCATTGTATTCCGGGTGCATGACACCGTCGTCGGCCAGCGCGTGCCGGAACGCCGGGATCTGGTTGTTGGTGATCTTCATCAAGGACTCTCGCAGATGATACTGTTCCATGATGGGGCAGTGGTCTGCGAGGTACTGATGAACTTCGGCGTCGCATTTGATTTTCTTTTCTTCGTCGGGGATATCCTTGTCTCGATCGCCATCAGTGAACGAGGGGATTTCTCCGAGACGCTTGTAGAGGCGTCGAAGGTGCGCCTGCAACTCCTTGGTGTTGATCCCCGGGGGTTGGGCTTTGCTGCGCTTGTAGAACTGCTCGCGTTCTTCCTCGGGCAGCTCTTCGAGATCCTTGATCCCGGCAGCCTTCATCTTCTTGCGGTCGCACACTGGCTTGCCGTTGCGCATCTGCACGCGCTCCGGCAGCCCCGGCCGCAGGATCTTGGCATCGATGAGGACCTGCATCCGTTCCGGACTCAACAGCTCTTGCACCCGACGTTCCATCTCGTCGACCGCATCTCCGTCGACCATCATGCCCCACGCGCCCATCAGCTTCAGCGCGAATGCGGCAGCGAGCTGAAGGTGTTCGGTCTCGGTGCTGGTGTGGGGCTGCTCTGCTTTGCGTCGCTCCTGCGCCTCGCACACCTGGAGAGTGAAGACTGCGTCGTCCGTGGCGTACTCCGCCGCCTCGGTGGGATAGTCCTTTGCCTCCCACCCATCGAGTTGGTCGAAGTTAAGGCGCCAAACGTCGTCCCCCTGCTTGGACGAGCTGATGTCGAGCCCGAGGTAGCGATGGACCAAGGCACCCATGTCATAGGTGATCTTGCGCGTGGTGCCGTCGGGTAGGAAGGACTTGTCCAGTTTTCCAGTGTCCGACAGGTTGAGCAGCTTCTCGCGCCAGAGGGTATCGGTCGCGGTGCCTGAAACCACCTTCTCGAAGACCTTGGGTATCAGTCGAGGGAAGGTTCGACAGATGACGGCATAGTCGAACTCGCCGCCCTGAGTCACCAGCATGTGCTCGCGGTCGTCCAAGACGGTCTCGAGCGCATCTTCCAAGCCATCCCCTGCTCCGTTGCCGACGAGGTTGGTCAAGATCTCCCCGTCGCTGCTGCGCCATGCGAAGGCAGCGCAGACAGCTCTCGGGACGACATCCGGATCCCCGATCCGGAACGTCTCCAAGTCCATCGTGAGCAGCGGCCGCATTACTCTTCTCCCGATTCGTCCTTTGGATCCTGGCTGGCCCGCTCGATGTAGTCGCGACGAACGCGGACGTACAGCTCGGCGAGCTGGAACGACTTCTGCATCGCCAGCGAAGCGCCCCTGTCGGACAGGGTGCCGTCCCCGATCCTCTTTGCCGTAGCAGCGGCCAAGATCGGCAGAGCGGAGTCCGCGATCTCCTTGGCCCGACTGATTCGCTCCTTGCGTTCTTGTCGATTCGACATGGTCACTCTCCTGTGTCGTTGGTGTGTCTGAGTCCGAGGAAGACTGGGAAGCGCGGCGCCTGGCCGGGCTTCGCACCTGGATCGGGTTGGTGCTTGTACTTGGCGAGACGGCCGACAAGGCTTCCGCGGTCCCGCCACAAGTCCTTGCGCATCTGCGCGGTGAAGCCAGAGCCGATGCCGAACCTCACGCCCTCGGGCGTCTCACAGATCAGCGCGCCGAGCGTGTCCTTGCCGACGAGCCCCGAGGCGTTGGAGGAACGCATGGCGTGGCCGAGCGCGTCGACCAGCTTGACGTTCTGGTTCTCCATCTCCTCCTCGAAGTCGATGATGGTGGCTTCGGCGTCGGCGAAGCGCTTGAGCTTCAGCAGCCAGCCCTGCCTCGTCGTCGACCGGCCGCACTTGTACGGGCCGGACGGATCACGCAGCATGAGTCCCTCGAAGCCGTCGGCGAGCGCAGCCTCTTCCATCTGCCGCAGCTCGTCAAGGTCGCACACCTCGGCGTGAACGACGGGCTCCACGTGCGGGTGCATGGTGGTCTTGTCCCAATGCCCCAAGTCCGAGAAGCGAGTCGTGAACGGCGTCTTGCGGTCTCGCTCCGTACACATGAGGAAGTCGAACACGCAGAACCGGAACTCGGGCTCGCCGTCTCGCGACATGATGGCTGACTGCACGTCGTTGAAGCTGCCCGCCACCATCAGCTCGCCATCGAGTCCGTCGGGCAAGTCGGCCAGGCAGCGCCGCACATGCTCGTTCGGGATGGGCTTCAGCTTGCGGCTCACCGCCTGGCCGTTCAGGATCAGGCAGCGGATACCATCGAGCTTAGGCGACACGATCACCGGGAGGTTGAGCTTCTTCAGGTTCTCGGGCGCGGCGCTGGCCAGCATGGGCTTGAAGTCACTCACTCGGACACCTCCCTCTGGAAGATCTCCAAGCATCTCTTGCAGATGACATGGGCTTCGTCGAGGTTGATACCCATGAGACGTTCGCCGCACAAGGCGATGTCTCCCTCCTTCACGGTCCCCTGCTTCTTCTTCGCGATGTGTGCGACCGGGGGCCAACAGGCGTCAGCATCCGACAGTTTGGGCTTGGGTAAGGTCTCAGTGGTGTTCATAGCAGCTCCGGGAAAGAAGGGCGGGCGCCGCGTTGTTCGCGCACGCCCGCCCGCCTTGAATGCGTCGATCAGGCCGCCGAAGCGAAGCCGTTGGGGAAGAACTTGGCGATCTCCTCTTCGGAGAGCGCTTCCGCGATCTGCTTCGGCTCGTAGTAGGCCGACCAGGAATAGGTCGGGTACTTGCCGGTCTTGTCGCGGTTGTCGCGCAGGGCGACGGTGAGCAGGCAGACGTGCCCCACCAGAGGGGAGTCCTGCGGATTCTGCTCGGAGAACGCCTTCTCCGCGTTCTCTTCCCACTCGGCCTCGCTCATGGACTCCTCGGTCTCCTTGTCGATGTCGAAGATCGAGCAGAGCGTGGTCTTGATGTTGCCCAGGAAGACTTGCAGTTCGGTGGCCGTGCTGCCGCGCTTGTGGAACACGTGGACCTGCTCGCCCTGCTTGTGGTCGCCGTCCTCCGCGAGCAGGACGGTCAGGGTCATCTTGACCATCTCGCCCTTGTTCGGGGAGTTGAAGGCGCACGCCTCGTCGATACGGACGAGGTATCGTCCGGGCCTGACGGCGTTGCTCTGGAAGCCGCGCCGCGCATTCTTCATGCCGCTGAACCTACCCATAGCTCACACTCCTTAGTTCACAGAAACAAAGTTCGTACATCTACACATCGGACAACCCATTATAGTCGCATATCTGCGAAAGTCAATCCGGTCTACCAATTTTTCTGACCGGCTTTTCTGGATAGATCTTCAGGAAGACCACTCCCCGAGGACAGGCTCCAAGTGGGGCCAAGTCATCGTCCGGGACCAGCTCTTCCACGTCTTGCCCATCGGCAAGGACGTGGAAAATCTCTTGGCAGATCTCTGCCCGATCATCTACCAGAATAGCCAACCGAACAGATTGATTGTCCGGATCGAAGTACACGCCCCCAGGCACCGGCCTCCATCCGTCCGGCAAAGCACGACGCTGGTGCGCTTCGCCAGGTCGGAGATCGACAATCTGAATCCTCATCGTCCCTCCTGAAACTTCCCGAACTTCTCCTGGAGCTTCGCTCGAGCCGCAGCCGAGAGCTGCTTGACATCTCGGAACCCTCTCTCGCGAAGAAACTCCTCGGGATAGAGTCGAGGCAGCGGGTTGTAGGCCGCCAGCAGGAGCTTCTTGGGATCGTCCATAGTCTGCTGCTGGTAGATGGTATCGACCAAGCAGGCTGCCATGTTGAAGTCGTCGAACGGCAGAGAGTTGTTCGTGTGGACTGTCAGCTCATCCGCTTCTTGGCCGGTTCGATGGGTGCGCCCGATCACCTGCTCGATCAGTGACGAGTCCCTCGGGAATTGGACAAGGAGCTGGTCTTGGAAGTGCTGCATGTTCTTGCCGGTACCGTGCCCGTTCATGGAGATGACTAGCAGCTTGCCCTTGTTTGCAGGATCGATAACGAAGCTGTCCATCCCTCTCCGGTCCGATTCCGAGGGACACCACTCGGCTTCCAGCCCTTCCTCCTTCAGCATCTCCGCCAGCCACCGCCCCACAGCCCGGTGATGAAACCACATCAGACCCCGTCCGTGCTTCCTGCCCCATTCGACTGCGTGGCGGAGTTTGTAGTCGCACACCAGGATCGGTTCAGACAAGCGTTCCGGCATGTCCTCGAACTCCAGATCCTTAGCCTCCCTCCAAGAATCGTACAAGTCCCACCCTACGTTCTTCTCTCCGTGGAGGTGCATGTCGTGGCCGATCTGGAACGGCGTGTCGAGGCCGGGCCGCGCGCAAAACTTGATCCATTGTCGTAGATCTCGGTGGTAGGCGTTGAGTGCCTCGTGATGCTCTTGGGCCTTCTCCAAGAACACTTCCACCTCGCGTTCGGTCAGTTTGTTGTAGGGCGAGTGCCTCATCAGCTCGGGCACGGTCGGCCAGCGAAGGTGGTGGTAGAAGCCGCTGGTCAGCTCGAACAGATAGCGCCACTTGTGGAAGCCGTACTCGATTTCGTCGCCCGACGGGGTCTTCCACAGCTCTTCTACCTGATCGATGAGTCTCTTCAGCTCATCGTAGCCCTCGTGTTCTTGGTAGCTGGCCGGGAGGTTCTCGACTATGAGAGAGACTCCGATGTCTGCGTCCCCGGTAGAGACCACCCCCGGAGCGGTGATGAGCCTGCGCTGATACGCCTTACGGTATCCGGCGACATGTGTAGGCAGATCTTCGTCGGGCCAGTGAGAGCGGAACCAGAAGATCAGCGGTCGCATGGGTCCGGTCTGCGCCTCGCCCGGGTCTGCATCCGCATCGAGCGCCGCAGCCCACTGGTCGATCATGTTAGGTTCCAGAGGCAGTGGGCTGCCGTCACGAAGAGCGAAAGCCATCAAGTGCCCGTAGTCCCGGATCGACCTTCGAGTCAGTGTGCCCGACATCGCACAGACTTGCGGGCTGTGAGCAGTCAGGTAGCGCATCAATCTTCGGGTCCGAGCCGCCCTCGGATTTTTGACATTGTGCGCCTCGTCCAAGATCACGCAACCTGGCTTGATGGTGTTGAGCAACAAGTCGGTGTCGCGGGTGGAGAGGAGCGAGTAGGGCATGATGTAGCAGCCCTTCTTGCCGGACTTGGCCAGCCTTTCTCTGTCCGTGCGAGAGCGGCCTCCTAGCAAGATGAACGGCACCCGCAGACCCACCCGCCTTCTCGCCCAGGGTATGTCCCTGACCGTGAGCTGCGGGTAGACCTGCGGAGGAACCAGGAGGATACTTTTGTCGATTCCATAGTCGTGAAGGGCGCGGTCTGCGATCATCAGAGAGATGAGAGTCTTGCCTCGGCCGACACCAATGTTTGCGAGCAGTCCGCCCACTTTGTCGTAGGCATAGATTCCTGCGCACTGGGTCGAGAGCAGTCGGAAACCTTCGTCGAAGTACGAACCCTGCACTTCGAGCCGGGAGATCTCTTCGCATTCTTCCGGGGTCAACATCTCTTCGATGGGGATCCCGATGATGCGTTCGATCTCCAGGCTTCCGGCTGTATCTCTCTTCACTCTGAAACGATCGAAGTCCATATCACCCCTCGATGACGAGATCGGCGTGTGGCATCAGCGCGTTGGCCAAGGCCCGCAGATCCGGATCTCCTCCACTCTTCTCGGGGAACATGATGTAGTGTCGACCGTACTCCTCGGCGATGCTCTCGCCTCGCTGGAGTAGACGATCCTTGCGCTTGAAGCCGTCCAGCTCCCAGTACGACTCGGCACCCATGTCGGTGGCCATCTCCTGCCCGATCGTCTCCAACACCTCGCAGGCGGTGATGGTGGGTCGGTTTGGACCCTTCATCACGCAGGCACCGTTCAGCAGCAGGGTCACCCCGACCCGCTTACGGCCGCCCTTCTTGTTCGCCTCCGGCTTGGTATCTTCCTCCTCCTCCTCGACCGGCTCCGCCTTGGGCTCCGCCTTGGGCTCCGCCTTGGGCTCCGCCTTGGGCTCCGCCTTGGGCTCCGCCTTGGGCTCCGCCTTGGGCTCCGCCTTGGGC